TCAGTTTTTTTGCCCTCCAACTACCGGCACCACTTTTACCTTCCTGTCATAAATTGCTGTTTGTCTCGAGTTTTTATGGCCGGAGATTGCCTGTTTCTCTTCGAGGCTACCATCGAGATCAGAGATGCCTTTTGCTTTAAGATCGTGGAACGTGAAATCAATCGACAGGTGAGGGTATTTAGCCTGGGCTGCCAGCTTTGCCTCACGCCAGCGCGAGTTAAAACCATCACGGGTGTATTTGCTTCCACTGGGCTGATGGATAAGAAACAGACTCTTTATGCCTGGCTTTAGAGGCAGTGCGCGCGCCAGAGAAACCGCTGCGCGTAAACGGGGTGTCCATGCTTTGATCTGCTTCACGCCAGTTTTACCCTGGCGGATAAATATCCCCATATCGCTAATCTGCTCTTCACTTAAAGACAGGACATCGCTTTGCCTGGCAACGCATAAATAAGCGATTTCCATTGCAGCTCTGACCACATCAGCCCCAACCTCATATACAGCTTTGTATTCTTCATCTGTGACATAGCGCTCGCGTGATACCTCCTTGAATTGCTTAACCCCCTGACATGGGTTTCTTTCTACATATCCGCGTTCGTAGCCCCACCGAAATACCCGTGAAAGGAAACTCTTTTCCCTGTTTGCCTGCGTTCGGCTGGAACTACCACGCTGATCCATATAACGCCGAATGTGCTCGGGCTTTATTTTATTGGGGTCTGTTTTGCCAAAAACGGGTAATACCTTACCCGAATATTTCGTGTAATCCTTTCTGGTTTCCGGTGACAAATCCATAAAGTCGGGGGAGGCCATAAACATATCTGCGAGGGTTTGGAATGTATTTTTCCTGACTTCTTCGCCCACAGCTTTTTCATACGCCAGCCATACCGATGCTTGCGTTTCGTTAAGAGCGCACAGGCGAACGGCTTTGTTATCTTTAGTCCGAAATTCATAAGCAGCTTTGCCGCGATATACACGCGGTGGCATCCAGCTGTCAGCGGGGTTTTTACGCTTTCCGGCCATCAAATACGGCTCCGAAGTCTGGTTCTTCATCCTCGCGCACCGGAGTGATTTCCTGGTTGCGGTATTTAATGGGGTTCATGAAATGCCCCCATGTTGTTTTAGGGTGGCCGTCTGCTCTTTCCATAAAGAATATCCCGGCTCGACGCAGAGCGTCGCACTGTTTTGATTTAAGCGGAGTCCCCGTCAGTTCTATCATCTCTTCTCGGGTGATAATGTCGTGATCGTGTCTCATGGTCTTTCCTCAACATGCGGTATATCGCATCGTCAGCGTCTCTACAGGCACGCTCTATATCCGACCTGGTCAGGGTCTTCTTTCGTACGCTCGCTGATAATCTTCCGATCTTGGTATCAAAGTCTGAGAGCAGAATTGCTCCGGGTTGCCAGTGCAGCATTGCGGCCTCCATTAGGTGTTTGAGGCCACAATGCTATCGGCTGAGAGGGATTAATTCTGATTACGCTTAATCAGGTTATCTTTCAGAAACGCGCCTTTCTCTCGTGTAACCTTGACGTTCTCCGGAAGATGCAACCCCAACTCACTGCGGCTACGCGCTTCGATGATCCCGTTTGTTCCATCAGGAAACACCACGTGTACCGCATCACCTCTTTTGAGAGTCAGTTTCAGCATGATTAGCGCACCTGTAATGAACGTTCGCCGACTTCCAGATGTGCACCTGGTACCGGGTTAAGCAATTCTTCCGGAACTTCACCGCCATCGGCTTTGATTTGTGTTGCTGCTGCGGAGGCGGATTCTATCGCTTCTTTGATTGCCTTTTTATCAGGGGCTATCACTGTCTGCACTGACACCATGTCATCAGGTAAAGCATCGACGTTATCGATCACAACGTTTACTGCACCCTGACGAGCAGTAAAAGTGTTTCTTGGCGTTTTCAGTTTATCCAGGCCAGCGCCTAACAGGCATGACAGGATATATTTACGCAGGTGCTTGTCTTTATTTTCGAATGACTTTTTACGCTCAGCCAGACGTTTCATTTCTTCTTCGCAGGTTTTCGCGTGGCCCAGGTTATTGCGCGCCACCACCATAACAGCATCAAGACGATCAGCCAGTTCACCTTCAATCCCTTCCAGGGTGTCGGCGATCATTTCTGGCGTTAACTCGTCAGAGGTTTCCAGCAGATTTAACAGGTTGGAGTAATCATTTGCTAATGCGATTGCGGTTACCTTGCTCATGCTGTTTTCTCCTGGGCTTTGTTCAGTTCTTTCAGGCGTTCGTCTTTGATAGTGGTCAGGCGACGCAGGCGTTTACTAAGGTAATTAGCATGCTGGCTGTCGCCTTTAGCCTCAGCATCTTTACGGTGCACCTCCACTTCACGGGCGATAGATGCGAATACTTTGGTCACTTCGTTGGCAGAGACGCCGGTTGCCAGTGTGTTTGCCACCCGCGTAAGTTTGTCATCCAGCTCCTGACGTAGGCGCGCAGCATCTTCTGCATTATCGCTGGCATTTTTAAGGGCAAATTCTTCTTTGTTTTTCTGCCGATACTCAGGGTTGTCATAGAGGCCCATAAAGATATCGGCGCTGAAACCGAGGGAAGAGAGCGCCTTCTTGGTCGCATCGGTAAGTGATTTTTTAGTCGCTTCGCCGTCGCAAATCGGGCCGTGTTTACTCCCGTAGATATATTGCGTACAGCCGAAAGAAATCTCCTCTCCACGTTCACCGTTACGCACATACCAGAGGCGAATCTTAATGACGTGGTGTTTTTCTGTGAGATAGCCGCCGTAACCGTTCGGGATAAGCTCCCATGTATTATTCCCGTCTGGGCCTTTTACTGTGCGGGTTATTGGTGCGCCATCATCAAAACGCTCTTCAAGGATATCAACGCCCCAGCCAATACCTTTCAGGCCGAATTCACGGGTGGCCAGCATTGTCATGTATGTGCCGTTGATCGATGTGCCGCCACCGTTAACACTAAACTGCTTGGTAAAACGCTCATCGGTTTTGAAAACGCGCTTCCAGAGATCAAGGTTCTCCAGTTCTTTGCCGGTGCGTTCGGAGATGCTTTTTTCAACGTCATTAACGTTAGGACGCGGTTCTTCTTGCACCAACGGCTCTGCTGGTTGCTCTGCACTATTAACTTGCTCGCTGCTGCTCTGCTCCTGCTCGGATTCACTGGCGTAAACGCTGTAGCCCATTTTATTAAGCGTTTCACGTGCGGACTCAGCCTGTGAATCAGTAACCACTTCCGTTTTTTCCACCTCATTTGAGGCGATCGGCGGTGTGGTCTGATCCTCTGTTTTTACCCACTTAGGATCGGCGGGGTCGCTTATACCTTCGACATATTCACCACTCCCGGCTGCCAGTGATTTACTGGTTGCCTCCGAATAATTGGGATCCTGTTCAAACACACCATTTTCGGCAAGCCAGTTGTCGATGTAACGGCGCAATGAGTCAGGGAAGTGATGAGTATCTTTCGCCGGCACATTCTGAATCACGCCAAAAATAGTATTGCGCGAGTATTTGAGGATCTGCTCAGTAGTGCGCAGCGCCATGGACCAGCGTTTAAAGTCTTCCCGGTCTTCTTCAATGAGGCTCTCCGCCTGGCGCAAAGCGCTGACAGATACAGTGGTCGCTGGTTCTATTGGCAACAATGCGAGAGCGATCTCCTGATCCAGCGTGGCATATGTGTGTTTGTAACCGCGCTGTGGTGCTACCTGAGTTTGGGCATTATCTTCCGTGCTGGTGCTGGTGCTGGTGCTGGTGCTGGTGCTGGTGCTGGTGCTGTTCTGAGGCAGCATTTCTTCACGCTTGCCCGGATTGTCAGCCCATTTTTTAATAAATGAGTAAAGCGCGGCGCCGCCGGGTAACTGGTTCTCAAACTTCGCATAAATTGCCTGCAGGAGATTATTCAGCCCCTCCTGGTGCATATGGTGAACAGGCGGATGCGCCTCCATCGCATTAAGGATGTAACGATTTAAGTGGTCATTAACCTCTTCATCGTATTGGCTGGTGTTCTCGAGGTTATCAAGATAATCGCGAACCTGAGAATAAAGATCTCCGTCTAGCTGCGCGAGGCCAAATAACACCACCGTTGCGAAGCGTTCCCTCGGTGAAATAGACATGAAGTCTAATATTTCATTACTGCCCGGTAGAGGATTCGCGCTGCCATCTGTTTCGGCGGCATTTACCACCCACTTTTCGCCATCGAACGTGTGGGATTTAGCAAAGTGCTCGTCAAACTTCCCAATCTCCGGGTGAGGCTGATCAGCTGTGTTTTCCCATATTTCAGGTTTAAAGAAGTTATCGCCGTTCGCCGGATAGTGCTCCCAGAGCTTACCCGTCACGATGCTTTCTGCGATTTTTTTGTTTGGTGCTTCCACGCTGATCGCCAGCGCAACGGCACCATCTTTGATGGCCGATTTTTTCGGCTTAAACAGGCAGTTGTAAATTGAGATTGTCACTTGGTCTTTCCTCTTCGGTTACTGGCGCAGGTCAGGCGCCTGATTTTGCAAGTCGGATAGCTACTTTGATCCCGGCTTTTTTCTGCTTAAAAACGGGGTATTTCCCTTTAACTGCATTGGCGTAGACAGTGCCGGTGGTAGGGTAGAACTCAACGCGTCTCACTCCGCCGACAATGGTTAAATGCATAACGCCACTTCCAAAATCACCATTATTTTCATGCTCAAGCACTGATAACCCAGCGCTCATCACTTTCTCAATGAACCTTTCAGTTTGCATGGACACCTCAGAACGGAATATCACTTTCCTGGATTGTGGAATGGTCAATGCACAGCAGCTGCTGGATTTTGTCTTCAAGGAAAGCGACACGCTGGTGAGCCTGATCGACAATCGACGCCTTTTCTTTCTGGAGGCGTTCAACCTGTTTACCGATAATGTCGATCGGTTCCGGCTGGTTTATCTCAAGGCAAACAGTGCGCGTTTCCAGCAGTACGTAAAGATCTGGATAGTTCTGTGACATGTCACAGGTATGAACCAGGTAAAGTGCAGGGACGTGGGGGTTAGTAGATACGTGGATGTACAGTGTTACCTGCAGGGGTAGCGCTTCCATAGCGGCTCCTTACTGATGTATAATTCGAGCCGATCAGCGGCTCATGTCGTTGGTCTTTCCTCGGTGCAGGGTTGGTCCCCTGTACCACCTCCGGGCGGTTTGGTCACTGTCCCGGGTAAAGAAGCCCACCTCGGTGGGTTTTTTTACATCTGGTGCCCGTCTTTCCGGGTTGTCAGGGCTGGTCATGCCCGTTGGTCTTTCCTCGTATTCATTGCCGTGAAAAAAATGCCCCTCATGGAGACGAGGCAAAGACTACACACAGCAATTTTGGATTCGTTGCGGTCTTTCCCGCATGTCATCGTACTGGCGGCGACCCGCGAATTTGGTGCCTGTCTTTCCAGACTGTCAGAACGTTTTTCTGAACAACTGCCGCGTGGTTAGTGCGTCGTTGATGTCATGGATATTAATAACGTTAATATAAATGGTCAATATTAATATATTAATTTTGGCAATATTTTTTGTATGGCATTGATAAATATGGACAAAAAAAATCCCGGCGCGGTGGCCGGGTTTTGATGCAGATTGCTGGAGGGGCTATTGTTTTCTAGCGGCTAAAAGCTCTTCGAAAAGCTTATCGAAATCTTGTATTTTTTCTTTCAAATCAGATAAATGTCTTTCTTTTTCGCTTTGCGGAAGCCTGTCATATAGTGTTATCAGTTCCACATGTTCTGGACTGAGAAGCTTCCAACCAGGCCCGGTTCTGTCCTCGATATAATCCCCTGACTTACGCACATAGTTCATCATTTCGGCAAGATCAGGCCGAATAGCTTCTGGCTTAACTCCCAACAGCGACGCAAATTTAAGGGTGGCGTCCGTGTTTAATGGGGTTGTGCCGTTAAGGTAATGGCTTACCGAAGCCTGCGTGCTGAAACCAAGTGCCTCCGCCGCCTTCTCCTGAGTGAGGCGCAAAGTTACTTTTTTTGCATTCCATATCTCACGGAGGCGTTTAGCTGCATCAGTTTCAACTGCATCAAGGGTTTTCTTTCTCATGAGCGCATATTATTCGCAAAATTAATCAAGTTCTAAGGTCATTGATATTGACTAAAAATATTAACGTTATTAATATTCAGTTTAATCAACAACTGAGGATGTACGCATGAAGCTAAAAACTTACTTAAAGACATCCGGTGTAAGGCAACAGGCTTTCGCCGTACTCGTGGGGAGAACCCAAGGATATGTCAGCCGTGTTGCCTCCGGAGAGTGTCTTCTTGGCGCGGCCACAGCACTTAAGTGGGCTGCCGCAACTGAATTTCAGGTAACACCCCATGATCTGCGTCCTGATCTATATCCAAACCCAAAAGACGGGATTCCAGACAGGGCAGCAGCTTAACAACCAGCAACCAAGAAATCTGATTAAGCCTAATCAGGTTTTCAGCGACAGGAGACGCGAAGGAAGTGGAAAACCTCGAAGAACTGAAACGGGAGATCTTCAACTGGGCCGTAGAGCGCGGGCAGGAACATGTTGCCATCGAAATCACGCGCATGTGGTTCCGAATGGGCGGCAACACCAGCACGGTAAAGCTTCACCAGATGGAAGATCCAATGGGTAACGCCGACTGGCGGGCCATAAACAACAATCGCCAGCAAATTTTTCGCTGGTTACGTGGCGACACCAAAGCGGCAAGAGCCAAAACAAGAGCGCTGGCTAAGGCGATGGAAGCGGCGCTGCCTGCAGAACGATACGCGCAGCTGGGAATGACCACTCAGCACCTGATATGCGTAGCGATACGTGAGTTTGCCGCGGCGATCATCGCGTTACTGCTGGATGCCAGGGATAGACCGCAGAGGATAGCCCAGGCATTGCAAGCCATCCAGGAAACACAGCGCCTGACCAGCGTTTAACTGTACCGAGGAAAGACCAACATGCTGAATTCAATTGACCGCATTACCTGGCGGAACGGCTTTCGTTTGAATGGCGCGCCGGCCGTCATGGAAGACATCGAAGATATTTTCGAAGGTCGCCGCGCAGCTGCGTTATCTGTCTGGGCGCAGTATGAAAAACTGAAAGAAGAACTCCGCGAAATGAATTTGTCACCTGAGGAATATCAGGCGGCATGCCGTCAAATTGCTGAAACATTGGGGATCTGATTATGAGTATGACCCTGATGGCCCGCGCGATGGCAATTAAAACCGGAAACCCTATCCGCAAATTAGTGCTGATCAAACTGGCTGATAACGCCAATGACAGCGGTGAATGCTGGCCGTCGTACAAACATATTGCCGACCATTGCGAGTGCAGCAAGAGCGCTGTACGTGATCACATCGATGCGCTGATCGCTATGGGGCTGCTGGTGAAAGAAAACCGCCCTGGCGTCAAAAATGGTAAGGGTAATGCGTCGAATCTGTATTACATGAAACTCGACAACCCTATGCCGCCAAAAAGCATAGCCCCTATGCCGTCAAAAAGCACAGGTGTGCCGCCAGAAAGCACACCCCCTATGCCGTGTGGCGGCACCAGAACCAGTCACTCTTTTGAACCAGTCAATGAACCTAAAGATCCCCCTAACCCCCAAATGGGGGAGGGCGAGGAAATTATTTTCGCTGACGCGAAAAAAGCGCTCGAGTTTTATAACGACTGCACCGGTACCCGTTGCCGTGACGTTAAACCGTTCGTGCTCATGCTGACGCCGACTCTGACGCGTGAGGGGTACACCCTGGCCGAACTGCAGTTAGTTATCCGCTGGGTTCTGGCTACATGGCATCGCCGTGGCTCTGGCGCACCTAAGCCAGCAAATATCTGCCGGGTGAACCGGTTCGACGGTTATCTCGCTGACGCTGAGGCTTGGGCCACCACAGAGGCGAGTATTGATCCGGTAGCGGTTGTTGATGCCTACAACGAGATTTTCGCTGACGTACTTCCTGCCGCGACACTTGACGCTGATCGCCGCCAGAAAATTACGCGCCTTGCGGCTCACATGATGAATAAAACCACAGGTGCGTTTCTGGGTTACCTGGAAAAATTCCGCAATACCGCGCCAGATTTTTACTTTGGCGGCGAACACCGCGACGGCTGGCGCGCCAGTTTTGATTACCTGATGAAACCGGAAACACTGCGTAAGACAAGGGAAGGTGCACTGTGAGCCCTCAGGATCTTGAAGCCTGTGTGCTGGCTGGCCTGCTGAATGGCGGTGCCACTCCGGATGCGTTCGATGTGATAGCCAGCACGCCGGAGGAATCATTCAGCATCGGATTCCATCGCCGCGCTTTCAGCGAAATAAAAAAACAAGCCCTGGCGAACGGCATGATCGATATGCTTTTCATCAGCGAGGCTCTGGGTGGCTCAAGTCTGGCCGATTTGTCAGATATTTCCCGTATTCCTGCCACGGTACCAAACCTGAAAGGGTATGCAGGGAAGATGGTCAAAGCATGGCGCAGCCGGGCGCTGGCGAAACTGCTGCAGGAAGGGGCCGACGGCATCCGACAGGCAGCAAACCAGGAGCAACGCGATCAGGTGGTCGAGAACGCCGTCGCGCAGCTGCTGGATATGACTGCTGATACTGGCGATATTCAGCCGGTACATATCAACGAGCTTTTGCCTGTTTACATGGATACCGTGCAAAAACGCATGGATGGTGATGAATCGACCCGCAATTTGTTGACGGGTATTTCGGATCTCGATAGCGCCACTGGAGGAATTAACCCACAGGATCTTATCGTCGTTGCTGGCCGCCCGGGCATGGGTAAAACAGAGTTCGCGCTCACCGTGGTGGAAGGGGTAACGGCCAAAGGCGGCGGCGCGCTGATTTTTAGTATGGAAATGGCGGCCACGCAGATCGTTGAACGCTCACTGGCTGGCGCCGGAAACCTTTCTGTATCACGGCTGCGTAACCCTCAGGACATGTATGACGAGGACTGGGCGCGTCTGACATCAGCGATGGCCACACTCAATGATCGTGATATCTGGATTGTTGACGCTACCGATTTGACCGTCGAACAAATCCGCGCCATTGCGGAAACTCACAAACGCCGCCACCCGCATTTAGCGATGATTATGGTCGACTACCTCGGCCTGATAAAAAAACCAAAAGCAGAGCGTAACGATCTCGCCGTCGCGCATATTTCGCGAAATCTCAAAACGATGGCTATGCGCCTGCACACGCCCACTTTCGCGCTGAGCCAGCTCTCCCGTGCCGTTGATGCGCGCCCGGCAGCACAGCGCCGCCCGGTGATGTCAGACCTGCGTGATTCCGGCTCTATTGAGCAGGACGCCGACAGCATTCTGTTTCTGTACCGCGACGAGGTCTATGACCCTGACAGCCCTGCCGCAGGTGTGGCTGAGGTAATTCTCGGTAAGTGCCGCTTTGCTGCAGCTGGCACCGTGGTTTACCAGGAATTCAAGAACGGCCATTTCTTGCCAATCGATCAACATGTCGGGAAAGAGAAAACCCGCATTCAACTGGAGGCAGCCAAACCCAAAAAACAACAGCGTCGGTACTCCGACAAATACAACACCGAACCGTTTTAACCGCGCCTGACCAGCGCTAATTAACCAACGAGGAAAGACCAATGACCGATTTACTGTATGCAAAAACCACCAGCGCAGATGATGGTTGTGACTGGGGGCCAGTAATCATCTGGCGTATGAATGCTGGCGCGCGTGCCCGAAATCGTGCCTGTTACGTTCCGGCACCCCGCCCGATCCAGGTAAACCCTGTTTATCGCGTAGCGAAAACAAAAAAAGCACCTGTGCAAGCCGTTAACACCTCAGGGCGTTGGCTCAAAACCCACACTGCGACGGTTATCACTGCTAAAGGCGAAAAAACGGTAAAAATCCGCGAGACTGCCACCGTTTGGAGTGCCGGGAGCAATGAAAACTACGACAAGCTTACCGGGCAGCGCGTCGGCGCGCCGGGCCGCTGCCGCCTCCTTCTGGAGTCGATCACTCCGATTGCACGCAAAGCAAAAGTGGAATCCCAAAAGGCCTCCGGAGAGTTATCAGCACAAAAGCTGGTGGCGCTGATGAAGGGCAAAACCCTTTCGTATCAGGGCATCCTCGCTGCGATCAAAAAATATCACCCGGACATCAATATTACCTCCGGCCAACTGCAAAAGCGTATCTGGCGCATGGTTCAGTCCAAATACGTTGGCATTGAGCGTCATGATGATATGCCGGTGACTCATTTCACCCTGAAAAGCGTTGATCCCCGCTTTTACACCCATTCAGAGAAAAGCGTGAAGGATTAAGGCATGGCCGGGCAATCGGATTACCTACCGCCCGGCTTACCCCTCAATCGCGCCAAGTGGCCGCAGGAATTTCAGCTCAAAGAGCATTACGACATGCGCGCAGCCGCGCTGGTTCGCCAGCTCTACGAGAAGAAAACCACACGTTACGCGGTCGTGAAGCAGATTGAGGAAACGCCGGAGAGTCAACGAGAGTTTTTTAGAGAGCGCTTAAATTACTGGCGCGCGCAGAGAGAAGGATTAAACGATGAATAACAAAGAATTAATCAATGCCGGACACGCACTGGCAAAAGCTATCAGCAATGATACGCCGCTGATCGAGATCGCGAAGATGGTTTCTAATCTCGCCACTCAGTTGGATGTTCAAATCGCACGCTCTCACCAATTATCAATAGCACTGGAAGCCGCAGAGAAGCGGATTGCTGAGCTTTCATCTGCCACTCTCGCTCCTGGAGTAATGCGCTGCGCTGGGTGCGGATTCGTCCTGACGAAAAACAGCATAAATATGGTGGCAGGCACTATTACAGCCTGGGATAGCGATACAGAACCATGCCCGAACGGTTGCGGTCCGCTCTGGCCCGTAACGTGGAAAGAGCAGGCCACCAAGCTCCGTGATGATTCTGAGAAATGGTTTGAAGAGTTGCAATATGCCCGCAAGCGGATTGATGAACTGGAAGCACGCAGACCGGAATTACACATCGTCGCTGGCAGCGGTAAAGGAGAGTGAGCATGTCAGAGCAAACAATCCTCGATATGTGCTGTGGTTCCCGCATGTTCTGGTTCAACAAACGCGATACACGCACGCTGTTCGCTGATATCCGCAGCGAAGAGCATGAATTATGCGATGGCCGCCGCCTTGTCATCCGTCCTGATTTGATTGCTGACTTCCGCGCGCTACCGTTCTCTGATGCGTCATTCCCGGTTGTTGTGTTTGATCCACCTCATCTGGAGCGTGTCGGTCAAACGGCGTGGATGGGTAAAAAATACGGGAGATTGAACAAAAAAACTTGGCGCTCTGATCTGCGCGCAGGTTTCAAAGAGGCGTCAGGTGATTCGCAGTGCTGGATAACAGGTGGCTGGAAAAATTTCATACTGACAGTATGAGTCAGCAGAGCAAAGCATACTACCGCCGGAAACGGCGGTTTTTTGTTTAAAAACAAAACAATACGTACTTGTATTTTTAATTATTTTAACGTTTTGTGCTCTTAAGGATTTGCACTTCCTGCCACTTGGGAGTATATATACTGTAATTTTATACAGTTGTTTGAGAGGGGGAGGCGTGATTGAAAAAACGGAGGTTGGGGATCATCTTCCCGATAACGGCCGCGTACTCGTGACCCTCAGAAACGGCAAAATATCTGCCCTAAGAATTGCTCATGATGATGAGCACCTTGCATCACTTAAGTCGTTGTTTGAATTGGCTGAATTCTCCGGTTTTACCATTGTCGAAAAAGACAAAACTAAGGTATAATTAGGGCATCGGACTGAACACCCGATAACCTGTATTTCTGAGCAATTGCTGCGCTAAAGGGGAAACCAATGGCGCAGTATTCTTTTGTAAAATCAGCAGGCGGAGTATTAATCCCGGCAACGCCGGAAGCGCGCGAATTTATCGAAAAAAAATGTCGCATGGGCGCTGTGCTTTACGCCGACTTTAAACAAGCACGTAATCCGGCATTTCATCGCAAATTTTTTGCTTTGCTCAATCTTGGGTTTGATTACTGGCAGCCGGCAGGCGGTACCATTTCCCCGGCCGATAAAAAACTGGTTCGTGGGTATGTGCAGCTGGTGGCCCACTATGCCGGGCATGAAAAAACCCTCCAGGAACTAGCCGATCAGTATCTCCGCGACGAAGCGGAAAAACGCGCCGGAAATATCAGCGCGGTAAAATCATTTGAGGCGTTCCGTGCCTGGGTAACTATTCAGGCAGGCTTTTACACCGAATACCAAATGCCTGACGGCACAACCCGCAAAGAGCCAAAATCGATATCGTTCGCAAAAATGGACGATATCGAATTTTCCCAGCTCTACAAATCCGTTCTCGATGTGCTCTGGAATTTCATCCTCTACCGCACGTTTCCAACACAGCAGGCCGCAGAAAACGCAGCCTCACAATTATTCAGCTACGCTGCGTAAGAAATATCGCCATGACTAACGACGATAAACGCTGGCTGGCAGACGTTGCCTCTCTGGGCTGCGTTGTATGCCGAAATCTTGGCTATGGCGCATCACCTGCAGAAATCCATCACATACGCACAGGGCAGGGAATAGCCCAACGTGCAGACCATAAAAAAACACTACCTCTGTGCGCACCTCACCACAGAACCGGCGGGCACGGCGTTGCTATCCACGCAGGTCAGAAAACATGGGAAAAAAATTACGGCACCGAGCCTGAGTTACTGGATCAGGTGACCATTGAAGTAGGGGAATTGCGATTATGCAGAATTTAATTCCACTCTTGGCGGTAGCAGGAAAAACCAGAAAGTGGCATGGCGCCCAGTGTCAGGAAAGAACAATATTCTGTTTACCTTCTTTTCTCACCACAGCGGCGGGCGATTTTTCCCTTCTCTATGTTCGCGCGCGCGCGCGTTTTGGGGGGTGATCAATGCCGCTGGTTGCCACCTTCAAAACCGACTGGTTCCGGGTCATTACCGACCTGACCAGAAAAAACCTCACGACGCAGGAAATTGCCAACGAACTTGGCGTTTCGAAATCTGCCGTTCTGGGCTGGAAGTCAGGATCAGAACCTCGCCACGGTCATGGTGAGGCACTTATTGCGCTCTGGTGCATGGCAACCAGCTCTGACAGAAAAAAATTACCCACCGTCTTGCATCGCCAGTGGTTCACCTTTCGGAAATCGCGTTTTGGTCGGGAAACTGACCAGACATGCAAATAACAATGACCGCTCAGCATTCATCCGGAGATAACTAAAATGGGTCGACCAAGAAAAAAAGTTGAGGTGCCGGGGCAGGAAACTGCTGGTACCGATACAACCAATATCGTGGCGGAAGGGCAAATGCTTAATTCTGCCCCTGTCAACCAGACTGTAGCTGATGCCCCAATTACAGCGACTGAGATCCTGACGCTTAACGCAGACGGCCAGCGCGCAGAACAGGAAGTTATCCAGCAGCGCGTTGCCAGTCTGCTGGACGATGCCGCACTTGCTGAGCGCAATACTCTGCTGGGTACCATCAACGAGCAGGGCGCGGCCATCATCGCCCGCTTTGAAACGCTGGGTTACACCGACCTGGCTGACCAGCAGCTGACCGACAATCTCGAATTCCTCCAGCTCGTCAAAAAAGCCACCACGGCGGAGCCCGCCGCGCCGATGGGCTACGTGACGAACGACGAGGGCAAGCGCCAGCCTGTTACGGGTAAGCCCGTTCTGACTGAGCACGGCTGGCACGTTCCGGGCTAAGAGGGGGAATCGTTATGTGTGGAGGTGGAGCGCCAAAGGTCACGCAGACCGACCCGCAGGCCGAAGCGGATGCAGCTGCCGATGCAGCAGCAAAAGCGGCAAACGCGGATGCAGCAGCGCGTAAGAAGCGCAAGAAAGGCTCGTCCCTTCTCGCCAGTGGTGCAGAGGGCGCAGCTGATTCGGGCAGCTCTCTGCTGTCCTCTGGTGCGCAGGCAGCGCAACAGAAAAACACTCTGGGGGCGTAACTGATGGATGAACTCGCCGTTAAGCTGATTAAGCGTTCCGACACGCTGAAAGCCAACCGCCAGCAGCATGAAAGCGTCTGGCGCGAGTGCTATGACTACACCTATCCGCTGCGCGGCGCGGGATTCTCTGACGAAGTGCTCGACGCTCAGAGCGCAAAACACAAGGTGGCGAAGCTACTGGACGGCACCGCCACCGACAGCGCACGCATGCTGGCCTCTGCGCTCATGTCCGGCATGACCCCGGCGAACGCGCAATGGCTGAACCTCGACAGCGAATCTCTGCCGGACGATGCCAAAGCCTGGCTGTCTGAGTGTGCCACGCTGGTCTGGGAAAATATCCACGCCGCCAACTTCGACGCCGAGGGCTACGAGGCGAATCTCGACGTGGTGTGCGCTGGCTGGTTCGTCCTGTACATCGACGAGGACCGGGAAGAGGGCGGCTACACCTTCCAGCAATGGCCGCTGGCGCAGTGCTATGTCACGTCCACCCGCAAGGATGGCATCGTGGACACGATCTACCGCCGCTACCAGCTGACCGCAGAGCAGGCCATCAAGGAATTCGGCGCGGACAAGGTCAGCGAGAAGATCCGCGATGCGGCGAAGAAAAAGCCCGACGATAAATTTGATTTCCTGCACTGCATTTTCCCGCGCGAAACCTACATGGTCGACGCCCGCCTGGCGAAGAACATGCGCTTTGCGTCGTACAACGTCGACGTGAGCAACAAGCAGATTGTGCGCGAATCTGGTTATCACGAATTCCCGTGCTGCGTGCCGCGCTGGATGAAAATCCCCGGCGGCTCCTACGGCATCGGCCCGGTGTACGACGCGTTGCCGGACTGCAAAGAGCTGAATGAAACCAAACGCATGGAGAAAGCAGCGCAGGATCTGGCTATCTCCGGCATGTGGATTGCCGAAGATGATGGCGTGCTCAACCCGCGCACGGTCAAAGTTGGCCCGCGCCGTATCATCGTGGCGAACAGCACCGACAGCATGAAACCGTTGCTGACCGGCTCCGATTTCAGCGTGGCATTCACCGCAGAAGAGCGTTTGCAGGCATCAATCCGCAAAATCATGATGGCCGACCAGCTGCAGCCGCAGGACGGTCCAGCCATGACCGCCACCGAAGTGCATGTGCGCGTCGCGCTGATTCGCCAGCTGCTTGGTCCGGTGTATGGCCGGTTCCAGGCTGAATATCTACAGCTGCTGGTGGTGCGCTGCTTTGGTATTGCTTTCCGCGCAGGCATCTTCTCCCCGCCGCCGGAGAGCCTGCAGAACGCCAATTTCAATGTGCGCTACATCTCGCCTCTGGCACGCGCCCAGAAGCTGGAAGACGTGACGGCAATCGAACGCCTCGGCGCTAACGTGGCGAACCTCGCGGGCATCAACCAGGACGTTGTTGATCTCATCGATACCGACGAGGCCACGCGCGTTGTGGCTGATGCGCTCGGCGTCCCGGCGAAGGTTATTCGCTCATCCGATGCTGTGGCGGACCTCCGCGACCAGCGCCAGAAAGCACAGCAGCAGGCCGCACAGCAGCAACTCATGATGCAGGCTGGCACCGAGGCAGCAGGAGCCGCAGGGCAGACCGCTGGCTCGGCAATAGGGCAACGACTGGCAGGTAACCAATGAGAACCAAAGAGGCTACACCCGCCGATTACAAGCGGATTTTTGAAGAAATGCCAGGCGGCGCGCCTGTGCTGGAAGAACTTACCAGGCGCTTCGGTCGCGAAGCGTACGTGAAAGGCGGTACCGAAGGTGACCGCGAAACATGTTACCGGGCCGGACAGCGTTCCGTGCTCGATTTCATTCTCAGTCAGATCAACAGAGCCGATGGAGTAGAAGACGATGTGGAAGCTTAAACACTTATTCATGAACGCTGAGCAGGGCGCAGAACAGCCGGGCGGCGGTAACGGAGGTGGTGAAGATGGCGGCAATAATCCAGGTACTGGCGAACCTTCTGGCAATTCTCTGCTTAGCACCGGCGCAGGCGAATCGGGTGCTAATGACTGGATACCTGAGAAATTCCGCGTTATGGGCGAGGACGGAAAACTCAGTATTGAAAGCTCTGCCCGCAAACTGGCGGAAAATTACACTCACCTTGAAAAACGCATGGGCAGCGGCGACGCACCGCCGAAAACGTCAGATGAGTATGCGCCTAAAGTAGAGGTGGAGGGTTTCAACTGGGAAGAATTCAAAGCCGATCCGCGCATGCAGAGCTTCATGAAAACTGCACACGCCAAAGGCATCACCAACGATCAGATGAGCTTTATCTTGGGCGAATACGCACAGCGCGCTCCTGAGCTGGTGGGCGGTGCTGCTGCGCTGGATTCGGAGGCGGCCACCACGCAGCTGCGCGAGGTGTGGAAGACTGACGCAGAGTTTAAGCAAAACATCGGTCTGGCTTTCCGGGCGTTCAACTCCCTGGCGGACGACGCCGACAAAGGCCGCATTGACGAGATCGGTAATAACCCGATGGTTATCCGCATGCTGGCTAAAGTCGGTGCCGAAATGCAGGAGGATGCGCCGGCGGGCGGCGATGTGAACCTCGAAGAACAGCAGACCATTCGCGACCTGATGAAATCCCCCGCGTATATGGACCCGAAACACGCCGACCACGAACGCGTATCTGCGAAGGTCAAAGCGTATTACCAGAAGCGTTACGGCGATCAAACCGTAGCGTGACATGTCACGACGACTTAAACCGAGGAAATACCGATGAGCGAAGCAAAACCACAAGACGGCAGTACCGTTAAGGGATACCGTACGTTAACACCAGCAGATATCGAGATGATGAATGAGGTAAAGGCTGTAAGCCGCGAATTCCTCAAAAAGCTGGATTTTCTCAAATTCGTTCATGACAGCGAGCCGGATGCGGATCCCCAAACTCTGCGCTGGCTGGCTATTGCCCGCACAGACATGCAGACAGCCTGCATGGCAGCGTGCCGTGCTATTGCCCGTCCTGATGCTGATTGCTAACTCCTAAAAACCCCACAAAAAGCCAGCCTAACCCGCTGGCTTTTTCATTTGGTCGGGATTCCGACCGCACATCTCGCTAACAATCTCCCCACAACCAGCCCGGCGGGGACGCCGGATAACTGAATTTTCCCGCAGTGCGTAAGCGCCACGCGCATTGTGTTAATCGGGCCGGGCAACCGACAACCCAGCAGGCGATATTTTCTGGAGTGATTGTTATGTCATTTGATACCAATAAGAACATGATCACCGCTGCGTTTATCACGCAGTTTCATGATTCTTTCGAAATCGCCGCGCAGCAGAAGGATTCCCGCCTGCAGGCTGCGGTAAACGACCGTGGGATGATCACCGGCGAAGCATTCACCATCAACGATATGGGTACCATCGAAATGACGCAGATCACAACGCGTTTCGGTGACACCGTATGGGACCTGCCAGACGCTGGTACCCGTAATGCGTTGATGGCGGACTACGCTGTATTCGTGCCAGTTGAAAAACGTGACCTGCGTAAACTGCTGGCCGACCCTCAGGGGCCATATCTGCAGCTCACCCTGGCGGCCTCCAACCGCAAAAAAGACGATGTTGTGTATCGTGCTCTGCTCGACCCTGTGATGCGTAAGACGTCCAGCGGCGGCGCGTACGCTCCGGTGGCGCTGCCTGCGTCGCAGAAAATCGTTGCAGGTGGCACCGGCATGACCAAAGCCAAGCTGATCGCCGCGAAAGCGATGTTCCGCCGTAATGAGTGTGACGAGCAGAACGGTGAAGAGCTGTACATCACCTACAACGCCGACATGCTGACGCAGATCCTCAGCGATACCACGCTGACTTCTGCCGACTTCATGGCGGTGAAAATGCTGCAGGAAGGCGCAGTGTCTGGGAACTGGCTCGGCTTTAAGTGGCTGGCATACGAGAAGCTTGACTCGGTAACCGATACTGGTGTTACCACCAAAACCGCCGTTGCGTGGTGTAAATCCGCCGTGCATTTCGGTACCGGCGCTGAGTACAGCGTTGATATCGGCCCGCGCCGCGATAAAAACAACACCATTCAGATCTCTGTTGATGCGTCTTATGGTGCTGGCCGTGCTAACGAGAAAAAAGTCGTCGCCATCGATTTTGTTGCTTAATGCCGCTGGTGTGTTTGCCGGGGACTACCCCCGGCCTTTTTTCATCTGAGGTTCTGCCATGACTTCGAGTGTATCGATCTGCTCAAACGCACTTCTGGCGCTGGGTGCTCACCCGATAAATGATTTCGACGAAGACACGGATCATGCCCGTCTTTGCGCCAACCTTTACCCTACTGTCCGCAATAAATTACTCCGCGCTCATCCGTGGAACTGCGCGATAAAACGCGTTGTGCTCTCACCTGTCAGCGCCGCGCCTGTCTTCGGGTATGGTTATCAGTTTTCTTTGCCTGGCGACCTGGTTCGCGTTCTCTCTGTTGGCGAACCACGTGACGATATTGATTATCGGATTGAGGGTAGCCGGCTGCTGGCTAACGCCGATGTGATTCGTCTGCGTTATATCTACCGTAACGAGGACGAGTCCACATGGGATGCCGCGCTGGTGGATGTTGCTGAAATGATGATGCAGTCCAAGCTGGCGTATGCGGTGACCGGGTCCGCCAGCCTGCGCGATAGCCTGGCGCAGGAGGCCTCATTCCTGCTGAAACAGGCAAAAGCCGTCGATGGTCAGGAAGAACCGCCGGAAGAGCTGGGCGGCTATCCAACTTATGAGTCGAGGTTCTGACATGCGCGCGAACCTTATAAAAACCAATTTTACAGCTGGCGAAGTTTCCCCACGCCTGATGGGGCGCGTTGATATTGCCCGCTACGCCAACGGCGCGAAGATTATCGAAAACGCGGTAGTGGTCGTGCAGGGTGGTGTTGTCCGCAGACCTGGTACCCGCTTTGCGGCGGCCACGAAATTCGGCAATAAAAAATCCCGCCTTATTCCCTACGTGTTCAACCGTTCTCAGGCCTACATGCTTGAATTCGGCGACGGCTACATGCGCATTTATCAGAACGGTAAGCAGCTGGTTAACGGCGACAATACGCCTTATGAAATCGCCAGCCCATACACCGCCGATATGCTGCCCGCTGTAAATTATGTCCAGGGCGCTGACACCATGTTTCTGGTTCATCAGTCTGTGAAGCCTCACCGCCTCCAGCGCCGTGGTCAAACCGACTGGGTGCTTGAACCGGCACCGTTCATCGTTGAGCCATTCGACGAGGTGCGCGATACACCGCAGAAATGGTGTAAGCCCTCCGTCAAAGAGTTCGTGGGCTCTGAAATTACGCTGACCCTGAGCGATGCGGAACCGGGAGACACCCCAAATCCACCATTCACTGGCGCGGGCTGGGTTGCTCAGGATGTGGGTTCCTACGTTCGCCTTAACGGCGGTCTGGTGCTGATTAAAAGCATCACTAGTGCTCAGATTGCCGTCGGTACCATTCGCAGCGACCTGACGGCAACGCAGGCGGCATCGCCAGGATCATGGACGCGCGAGGACACAGTCTGGACCGATGAATTTGGGTACCCCGGCGCGGTGACGCTATACCAGCAGCGCCTTGTCCTGGCGGGTTCGCCAAAATATCCGCAAACAATCTGGTGGAGCGAAACGGGCGTTTATCTGTCCTTTGAGATTGGTACCGAGGATGATGATGCGATCAGCTTCACGCTGTCTTCAGACCAGCTCAACCCAATTGTGCATCTGGCGCAAATGAATACCCTGATTGCGCTGACCTACGGCGGCGAGTTTACGATCACCTCCGGCAACGATGCGGCCATAACACCGACCAATATTTCGGTGAAAAATCCAAGTCCGTACGGCTGCAACGGGATCCGCCCGGTGCGCGTTGGTACCGAAATCATGTTTGTGCAGCGCGCTGGCCGCAAACTCTACGCGGTAGCGTACGACCCGGACAGCTTTGTTTCCTATTCAGCCAACGACATGACGGTGCTGGCCGAGCACATCACCGCTGGCGGCGTGCTGGATATGGCATACCAGCAACAGCCGGATGCGTTTATCTGGATGGTCCGGGCTGATGGCGCTGCGGTCACGATGGCTATTGACCGAGGTCAGGATGTAATTGCATGGTCACGACAGGTCACAGATGGCGCGTTTGAGTCGCTGGCGACCATCCCATCGGAAGCTGACGATGTAGTTTATGCGATCGTCCGTCGCGAGATAAACGGCCAGACCGTACGTTATGTCGAGGTGTTCGACAGCAAACTCTATACGGATTCAGCCATTACAGGGTTCAGCGGCGGCGATGGTGCTACGACATGGTCGGGGCTTTCGCATCTTGAGGGGCAGACGGTTGATGTGGTGGCCGATGGTGCAGTTATGCCGCAGTACACCGTTTCCTCTGGTCAAATCACCCTGTCACGTAAGGCTAAAAGCGTTGAGATCGGCCTGCACTTCGAAAGCACGATCGAAGCGCTATCGCCGGAGGTTTCCACTACCGAAGGTACCACCCAGAACGCGAGAAAACGCACCAGCGAAGTGACTATGCGTTTCCTCGAAACGACTGGCGCGGAGTGCAACGGCCAGGTTATTCCGTTCCGCCGTTTCGGACCAAAAATCCTCAACCAGCCCGCCCCATTATTCACCGGCGATCACTACTGGGGAAAACTCGGCTGGGAGCGCGGGGAAGACACTCTGCTTATCCAGCAGCGCCAGCCGCTGCCATTCCATCTTCTTGCAATTATTTTCACATTCACCAGTAACGGGGGCTGACATGGTACGTAACGCAACAGCCGGGGATATCCCGGCGCTGATCGAGCTGGGCGCGCGGATGTATATCGAATCCCGGTACTCGCAAAACTCACCATTCGATGAAGAAAAGTGTGCAGAGCTTGCCCGAAGCGTTATCGCGTCGCCCGCAGGGTGTGTGCTGGTGGCCGAAAAAGAGGGGGTAGTCATCGGCTGGATGGCTGGTGGCATTGCTGAGCAGTGGTTCAGTCACCAGCTGATGGCCTTTGAGTATGGGCTCTTTGTCGCTCCGGAGCATCGCGGCGGCACTGCGGGCCCGCGTCTCGCTAAAGCTTTTATCACCTGGGCGAAAGAACACGGCGCCGCGCTCATAAACATGGGTATAACCACGGGCGTACATGAAGAACGCACCGGCGAAATGTATTCCCGTCTTGGTCTGAAACGTTCCGGCCTGCTGTATTCAATGGAGGTTTAAAAATGTGTACTGGCGTGGAAATTGCGGCTATTGGCGCATCCGTGCTTGCCGCCGGTGGCGCGGTTTATAGCGGGCAGCAGCAAAAGAAAATGTCCAACTATCAGGCTGCACAGGCGGAAGCTGATGCCGAGGCTGCACAAGCAGCTGCACGGGTGGAAGCCGATCGCATCCGTAAAGCCGGACGGGCACAGGCAGCTGCAGCGCGAGCTTCTCTTGCCGGGTCTGGTGTGGACGCGGGGGAAGGCACAGCGCTGCGTATTCAGTCCGATATCGTTGGAGATGCTGAGCAGGATGCTTACCAGACCATTCTGAACGGTACGAACCAGAGCGCCAGACTGAATTCTCAGGCGTCCGCTGACCGTATCTCTGGCCGTAACGCTTCAACATCTGGCTACATCAGCGCGGGTAGCTCTGTGCTTAGCGCGGGCGGTACCGCATATAACGGCTGGAAAAAAGCAGGGAGTAAATAACCGTGAGAATTCCAACGGGTAATTTTGGTAACGTTACGCCGCAGGCGAATCCTACCCGCGTCAGTGTCAGCAATGTCGGGCAAATAGGTAACGCAGTCGCAGGTCTGGGGGCGGCTTTAGGTCAGACTGCTGATGAGGTACAGCGCACGCAGGATAAAGCGGATGTGGCGGCAACCCAGGCTATCCTTACCGATCTTGATGCGAAATCCAGTGACCGCTGGGAAAACCCGGAGACCGGCGCGCTGGTAACCCGGCAGGGGTTCAAGTCTTCCGGCGTTGGTCTGGACATGGATAAGCAGGACTCTTCCGACTATGAAGAGGCCCGTAAACGCGTACCGCAGAGCCAGCTGCAGTATTTTGACGCGCAGTGGAAAGCGGGTCAGATCCGCCGAGCCAGCACTTATAACAGCTTTGAGCGTAGCCAGACAGAACAGGCGCAGCGCCAGCAGCTCGACGCGACAGTTAAATCGTCCGTTGAACAGGAAGCGGGGGCGTTTGACGATCCGCAGGCTGCCGCATTGATTCGCAGCGCCCGGCAGCACTCAATTTCATTGTATGGCCAGGCGCAGGGGTGGTCACAGGAGCAAATAGACCAGGCTGTTTCTGAGGCCAACTTACGCGCTATGGATCAGCGAGCCCAAAACTATGCGGTAACCAATCCTCAGGGCTGGTTAAATGGCGATTTTCCCGTGAAAGACACCGGTGCGCTGGATATGCGCGCCATCGGGATTGTTGAATCCGGAGGTAAGCATTTTAACGCCGACGGCAGTGTGATTACCTCGCTCGCCGGCGCGCAGGGTAAATACCAGCTTATGCCGGACACGGGTAAAGAGCTGGCGGCTAAACGCGGCGTGGAATACAACCCTGCCGACGAACAGCAGAATGCGATACTTGCCAGCGACTATGCAAACCAGCTTTACGGTAAATATGGCTCCGAGACTCTGGCCGGTGCCGCTTATAACTGGGGTATGGGTAACGTTGACAAACTGATCGACAAAGTGGGCGACCCGCGCAAGGGTGAGATTTCTGAGTCTGAGTTTATCAGTAAGCTGCCCGCTGAAACTCGCGGATGGCTGGCCCGCTACCGTAAAAACAAAACAGGCCTCGATCCTGTTTCTGTCAACAAAATCGATAACATTGCCGAGTCAAAAATCCGGGAGCAGCGTACGGCGCTGCGCGAGAAAATTGACCCGATTCTGAACAATACGATGGTGCAGCTGTACAACGGGGAAGTGCCTGACGCGATGCCCGATAAAGCATCAATTATGTTTGCGTACGGCGAGCAGGGGGCAAAAGCCGTTAAGCAGCTCGACATCGCGATCAACAATGCCAAAACCTTCCAGGCGATCCAGTACGTGTCCCCGGAACAGCAACAGGCAGAAATCGCAAAGCTAAAACCTCAGGCAAATGATCCTGATTATGCGCTCAAGCTCGATGCGTATGGCAAGCTCGGCGCGCTGGTGCAGAAAAGCAATGAAGCGATACAGGCGCAGCGTGATACCCGTCGTTTTAACGAAGCGCTGTCTATGGGCGAGAAACTTGATCCTACCAACAAATCCATGCAAAAAGCCGCCGACGCCACGCCAACGGCGCAAAACTTCCGGATTAACGACGCCACCACCCATGACGGGATTGTGCAGCAGGTGGCCCAGACCGGGATCATCCCTTCGCAGGTAACCACCCAGTTATCGGCGATATCCCGCGCGCGCAGTCCTGAGGCGGTCCGTCAGGGAGCAGAGTTATTTAATCGCCTCTATGACACGGATCCCGCGTCTGTTGGCGACATGCCAAAGGATATGCAGGGATTTTATCTCACCGTTAAACAGCTTACCGATTCCGGCATGGCGTCCGAAACCGCTATTGAACAGGCGCAGAATCTGACCTACAACCAGACCGATGCACTCAAAACGCAACTGGCCTCAACCCAGAGTACCAAGGAGTACAAAAAAGACCGCGGCAAAGCGATGGATTCTGCGGTGAGCAGCATGTCGGGCTTCTTTAACTGGGGAAATCCTTCCGCTGACGACCAGACGCCGGAGGCTGCGCGGTTCCGCAACGATTATCAGTCTCTGTACGACATCAATTACCGCACCACTGGCGGCAATGCTGATGCGGCGAAGAAAATGACCAACCAGCAGATCGCTCGCACATGGAGTATCAGCGAGGTTAACGGCGACGCAAAACTTATGAAATACGCGCCGGAGGCACTCTATAACTACGGCCCATCGGGGTGGCAGGCGGCGCAGTGGAAAGAAGAAAAAGAAAGCCTGATGTATGGCGAGCGCAAGGGCGAAATCACTACCAGTCCGGCTCAGCTGGGTATTACCTCAGGTAGTGCTGCGCCGGTTACCAGCAAAACGCCGGAGTCGCGAATTGGCGGCGATCTGGAGATAACTCCTGATGTGCTGACGGCCCGCAATGGCGATTACGCGATCATGGTGCGGACAAAAGATAAGGACGGTATCGAGGCGGTACAGCCGTTCTACGATTCGTACGGCAGGCCGATGCGCTGGAAACCATCACTGGAAGACTGGACACCATACAAAAAAATGCAGGCAGAGCGTGAAGAACATGATCGTAATGAGCTGCTGCGTGGACAGGACATTCGCGGGTTTAAAGATAAACATCGTGCTCTCGATGAGCAGTACAAGCGCCTGCATAACGAACGTATGGACAGGGTAAAAAATTACTTTTCGTGGAGCACTGAATAATGCCGGTATACGCCACTCCTGAAGAACTGAATAACGGATTCACTCCGGCGGGTAATGTCCTGGCAGCACCTACCGGATTTGATGTGCCTTTACCTGAAGGTTCCAACCCTGAGCCTCAACAGGATGAGCCCTCTGTCTGGGGGGCCGCATTTCGCCAGAATAACCTGCTCGGCGAAATGTTCCGCCCGGCCAAACAGTTTGAACCGGTAGAGGGCTATAACCCTTATGCGGATAAAACCGAGCTGCACGGGTACGAACAGTGGGGCTCGGCGTTTGCTGATTCCCGATCGCCGGAGGAAACCGCCTGGCTGAAACAACAGATTGACGACGAAAACGAGGACCGCAGGGTACTTTCCGAGGCGGGCGGCGAAGGTGTCCTCGCCAGCATTGCAGCCGGAGTGGTAGACCCTGTCACCGTAGCTTCCATGTTTATCCCCGGTGCGCAGGGCGGCGCGGTTGCCCGTATCGCGTCGCAGGCTGCAATCGGTGCAGCTGCAACAGCAGCGAGCGAGGTTGTCCTGAATAACCAGCAGATCACCCGCACATGGGGCGAAAGTGCTTCCCACGTGGCAGCCGGTGCGTTGATGAGCGGTGTATTTGCTGCAGCCGGCGCAGCGCTGTCACCCTCTGTTCGCACTGCTGCCACGCGCGAAGTGGCTGATGCGCTCGATAATATGAGTATCACGTCAGCGACGGACACCGCTGCTGCATCGCTCCCCGAAGGTGGTAGCGTCGGCGCGGCGAGAATCAGTGAGGCAACGCTCGAGGATCTCACTCCGGCAGCTGGCGGTCCGGTCGGTAAACTGGCACGTAAGGCGGGCAGTTATCTGACGCCGTTTACCCGTCTTATGGAGTCACCGTCGAAAACCTCCCGCCGTACGGCGCTGGAGCTGGCGGAGAATAACTACACCCTGCAGGGTAATGCCCGGGGTATCGAGACGCCCGTCGCGGCAGAAACCCGCGTGCGCGGGTGGCGTCGTGAAGAGGCTGCCGTCGTAGTGACGAATAAGCAGGCCTACAGCCAGTACAAAGCGGCTGGCGGTGACCTGAGCTTTTCACAGTTCCGTGAGGAAGTTGGCAACGCCATGCGCAGCGGCGATGTGCATGCTAATCCGGTGGTGCAGGAAGCGGCACAGGCAATGCGCACCGTGGTTAACCGGGTGAAAGTGGCGCAGCAAAAGCTTGGCCTGTTGCCGCCTGACGAGGAACTGAAAGCCATCGGTCAGGAGAGTTATTTCCCGCGCGTGTACAAAGTCGGCAAGATCGTTAACGAGCGCGATAAATTCCGCGACATGCTGGTCGACTGGTGGTCTCGCGGTGAGAAAACCATGTCCCGCGAAGAGGCTGAAATTACGGCTGATGCCACGATCAATAAAATTGTCGGCGCAAAAATACCGCAGGATTTTGCGAACGTCTTTATGGTGAAAGCGGCTGGCAGCACCCGGTCGCGTACGCTCAGCGTTCCCGATCGCCTGATGAAAGATTATCTGGAGAGCGACGCCAATTATGTGCTGCAGCGTCATATCCGCGAGGCGTCAGCAGAGGTTGAGCTGACGCGCGCATTCGGTAATAAATCGCTGGAAAAGCAGCTCAAGGATATTCAGGATGAATACGATGCGCTGATGCGCCAGAACCCCAAAGACCAGGCGAAGCTGGCGAAAGCCCGCGATAACGATATTCGCGACATCACAGCGCTGCGCGACCGCCTGGCGGGTACCTACGGCATGCCGGACGATCCATCATCATTTTTCGTACGCGCCGGTGCGTTCCTTCGCAGCGCTAACTTTGTCACCAAGCTGGGCGGTATGACCGTTTCCGCTATTCCTGATCTCGCGCGTGGTGTGATGGTTAACGGGTTTGGCAATACCATGCGCGGCTACTCTGCGCTGATAACCCGGTCGCCGGCATTCAAGGCCAGCCGCGCCGAACAGTTAAAAATGGCCGTCGGGCTGGAAACTATCCTGCATACCCGTGCGCGTACGATGGGTGACCTGGTAGACAGTTCCGCCCGCACTACAGCGGTAGAAGCGGGAATGGAGCGCGTCACTGATGCGTTCGGCAAGCTCACGCTGATGGGCCACTTCGACGATATGAACAAATCTGTAAACGGCATGATCACCTCCGACGGCATTTTGTCCGGCGCGTTCACTGGTCGCCGCCTTGCCAAGCTCGGCATTAACGACAATATGGCCGCGCGTATCCGCAGCGAATTCGAAAAGCACGGCGAGGTAATCAATGGCTGGCATATCGGCAATTTTGAAAAATGGGACGATCAGCATGTGGCTGGTGTCTTCCAGTCGGCGGTGCTCAAAGACGTTAACAATACCGTTATCACACCGGGGATCGGCGATACGCCACTGTGGGCCAGTACGCCGCTGGGTAAAACCATCTTCCAGTTTAAATCGTTCGTTACTGCATCCTACAACCGTGCCACGCTGGGTGGCCTGCAGGAGGGAACCGGTCAGTTTTATTAC